CAGGTCCAACTGGTAGCACTGGTGTAATCGGTGTTACGGGACCAACAGGTAGTCGAGGTATAACAGGTCCAACAGGGGCAATTGGTGCAACAGGTCCAACAGGTAGTGTTGGTATATTTGGTGGTGTAGCGGGTGTTGCTGGAGCAACTGGACCAACAGGTTCAACAGGTCCAACAGGACCACAAGGTAGTACAGGACCAACAGGTGTGGGGCCAGTTGGTTCTACGGGGCCAATCGGTCCATCTGGTAGTGCTGGAGCAACAGGACCAGTAGGACCAACAGGAGCAACGGGTGCAGCAGGTTCACAGGGTATTAGTGGTCCTAATACCTTCGGTTCCGCTGGTGTTACAGGTATTACCGGTCCTTCTGGGCCAGTCGGTCCAACAGGACCACAAGGTGCTGCGGGAAGAGCTGCATTTTTCGTCACGGGATCATGTAATCAAACACATTCCGATATTACGGTCCCACATAGTGACAGTACTACACCACATTCTAATATTACTGCAGCACACACCGACAGTACCACAAACTTTACAAATACCACAATACCACACACAAACAATTATACAGCACATACCAATATTGCTGGAATTTCTAGTACCACACCACATTCAAATATTTCACACGGAAATATTGCGGGAAGTTCCAGTACTATTAACGCAGCACACACAAATACTACTATTAACACAGAACATACTAATATTGCGGCAATATCTAGTACCACGCCGGCCTCACATACTGATCAACCACATTCGGACAGTACAATCGGGCATGGTGATGATGCAGCGACTGGTGTTTATTGTTTAGATGGTGATGCGGGGCCTGGATGTTTATTTTATTTCGGATATTCTTCTTGTCCATCTGGTACACCATGTAGTCCATTTAATGATCACAGTGATATAATAGGTGTGCATACCGATGCGGCATTCGTAAATAGTACTACACCGTCGTCACATACCGATATTCCATTTACTGATAGTACTACACCAGGATCACATTCTGATAATACTACCAACGCATCACATACTGATATCGCACACAGTAACATCGCATTTTCAAATGTTGCAGCAGCACACACAAATATTGCACATAGTAACATTGCAGCAGCACACACGGATATAACCGCAGCACACACGGATATTACCGCCGCACATACAGACAATACCACCAATTTCTCCAATATCACCGCAGCACATTCAAATGTCGCTGCCGCTCACAGTAACGCATTCCTATGACCACATTTTTTCCACTTGGTACACCAACTACTGCAAGCGTTGCATTATATAGTAATTTAGCATTTACTGCAACATACGCTGCGGGAGTAAATGTATTAACCGCATCATATGGACCTGGTGCAACAGGAGTTATCGGTGATAGAGGTCCAACAGGTCCAATTGGTTTGGTAGGTATAGCTGGGTCTGGGTCTACTGGACCAACAGGAGTATCTGGGGTAACGGGATTAACTACCTCAGGTCCAACTGGACCAACAGGACCACTAGGACCAACAGGGCCAACAGGAGTTATTGGACCAACTGGTGTTACTGGGTCTACGGGACCAACAGGGCCAACAGGAGCATCGGGGTCTATTGGTATTACAGGACCAACGGGTGCTACAGGTATCGGTTCACTAGTGTCTGGGTCAACAGGCGCAACGGGTGCAACAGGACCAACAGGTGCAACAGGTATTCAAGGAATTCTTGGTATAACAGGAATTATTGGACAAACAGGACCATCGGGATTAACAAACGTGGTGGGTGCTACGGGTGTAGGTGGTGTTGTAGGATTACCCACAGCGGGTGCAACAGGACCATCGGGACCACAAGGAGCAACGGGTGTTGTAGGAGTTACAGGTATTTCTGCACCAGCGGCATCCACGGGGTCGGCTGGAGTACAGGGAATTACTGGTGTACAAGGACCAACAGGTCCACAAGGAACTCGTGGTGTGGATGCATCGTGTCCCGCAGGATATGTAACTTGTGCCGATGGTAGTCCATCATCTGGGTCAAATTTTTATACAAATCCCAATAGTAGTGTCTACGCAGTAGTATGTGCAGCACGGCCAGTTGGTTGTTTAGGAACATTTACTTGTGTATAACTCTATTTATATGAAAGTTATCGTTATGTGGAGATTTTAATATATGCCAAAGGCACCTGGTAGTATCTGGGTTGATGGTGAAACGTTTCGTTTCATAGACGGCTCGGGAAATGAATATTATTATACTGGTACCGCCGGTACATCACCAGCGGGAGCTAAACCTGGATCGGTGTGGGTAGATGGAAATGATTTCCATTATATCTCCGCTACAGGGGTTGACCGTACAATTGCATATACAAACTTAGGTGCTGCGGCAGGTGCAAAGGCTGGTTCTGTGTGGGTTGAAAGTACTTTTTGGCATTGGATTTCTGGTACAGGTAGTGAAATTCGTGGTCACACCGACGTAACTGCGGCACACACCGATAACACCACTCCAGCAGCACATACTGATATTACTATCAACGCAGCACACACCGATAATACCACGATTGCTGCACACACCGATAATACAACAATTGCTGCACACACAGACAATACCACGATTGCTGCACATACAGATAACACCACACCATCATCACATACAGATAATACAACTCCACACACAAATACCACTATTCCTCACACAAATACTACGATACCAGCAGCACATACAGATACTACTATCAACGCAGCACATACAAATACTACTATCAATGCAGCACATACGGACAATACCACACCAGCAGCTCACACAAATATTGCGTTCGTCAATACCACAGTTCCACATACCAACACCACAATACCACACACGAATACCACAATTCCGCATACCAATAGTACAATACCTGCTGCACATACAAACAGTTATATACCAAATTCACATACAAATATCGCACACACGGATAGTACTACCAACGCAGCACATACGAATACATCAATAGGTCATACGGATAGTACTACAAACTTTTCAAATATCGCTGCGGCACATACTAATATTGCGCATAGTAACATTGCAGCTTCGTCCGCACATACGGATATAGCACATAGTAATATTGCGGCGATATCTTCACATTCTGATATTGCGCATAATAATATTGCATTCACTAATACTTCAATATCCCACCAAGACAGTACGGCAAATGCCTCTCATACAAATAATTATTGTTGCACCGATGGTACTAGTGTATGTGATGGTATCAATTTGGTTACATGTTCGGGTTGTTTTTATTACCTAGCGTGTTCTAATTATCAAGTATGTGGTGGTACCAACGAACTCTGCTCATAATTCAGGAATAATATTTTATGGCACATTCCGATAGTTATTCTCCCGGCGGTCATAGCAATGTGGCTGGATCACATACAAATATCGCACACGGTAATGCCGCTGCGTCGTCAGCACATACAGATATTGCGCATAGTAATATTGCGACAATATCTTCACATTCCGATATTGCACACAGTAATATTGCGTTTAGTAACAGCACTACACCACATTCCAATGTTGCTGCATCGCATACTAATATCGCAGCTGCGCACACAGACAATTACACTGGAAATTCACACACGAATATTGCGTTTGCTAACACCACTATTAACGCATCACATACAGACAACACTACGAATGCTGCGCATACCGACATCGCAACATCCCACACGAATATAGCAACATCTCATACTGATATTGCTACATCCCACACTAACATTGCACACACCGACAACACCACGCCAGCAGCACATACTGATACCACTATTAACGCATCACACACGGATAATACTACCAACGCAGCACATACGGACAATACCACACCAGCGAGTCACACAGACATTGCTACCAGCCACACAGACATTGCCGCGGCACACACAAATACTACTATCAATGCAGCACATACGGACAATACGACTCCAGCAGCACATACGGATAATACCACACCGGCTGCGCACACCGATAACACTACTCCCGCTGCTCATACGGATAATACCACACCGGCTGCACACACCGATAACACTACTCCCGCTGCTCATACAGATAATACCACACCACATAGTGACCAACCAGTATTTGTTGGTCCATAATGGGGCTTGACAATGTGGGTGGAATGTAGTAACTTATAAAATGATTTATTAATCACGAGGTTATATGACGATTGAATTGGAACCAGTTGGAGTAGTATGTAATTTAAGTTGTCCGTATTGTTACGAACATCCTATGCGTGACGCGGGTAACTTCCGTCAAAAAACATATTCTGTTGAAAAAATGTTAGAAGGTTTGGCCAAAGAGGGTGGTAACTTTACTCTATTTGGTGGTGAACCATTATTAACTGATATTGACGATTTAGAAACTATTTTTAAGTGGGGATACGAACGCTATAAAGCAAATGGTATCCAAACAAATGGTGTTTTAATCACCGACCGCCACATTGAAATGTTCAAGAAGTATAACGTTCACGTTGGTGTGTCCCTCGACGGACCCGATGAAATGAATGATACTCGTTGGGCGGGGTCATTGGAAAAAACCAGAGAAGCTACTCGTAAATCATTTGAAGCAATTAAGAAACTATTAGCTAATAAAATTTCTCTTGGTTTAATTATCACTGTTCACAAAAAGAATGGACTTCCAAAATACCGTGACCGATTTAAGGCATGGGTAAAAGAACTTCAATCGTGGGGTGTTGATGGCGCTCGCCTCCATCCGTTAGAAATTGACCACAGTTCAATTGGGGAATCACTTGCGTTAACACCAGAACAAAATATTGAATTCTTACTGGATATGTGGGAGTTTGAAATTAATGAATTAAATGGTCCTGGTAAACGGTCATTTCGATTCGATATTTTCCGTGACGTAGAAGATATGTTAAAGGCACAAGATAATAATGCAACATGTACCTTCTTATCGTGTGACCCATATACTACCCACGCAGTGCAAGGTATTGATTCACAAGGAAACCAAGCAAATTGTGGTCGTGGAAATAAAGAAGGTATTAATTGGATTAAAGCCCAATATGATGGATTTGAACGTCAAATGGCGTTATACCACACACCGCAGGAACACGGTGGATGTCAAGGATGTCGTTTCTTCTTAACTTGTAAGGCACATTGTCCTGGTACAGGTATTGATATGGATTGGAGAAATCGTACAGACACCTGCTTGAATTGGAAAGTGGCATTCGGTATATTTGAAAAGTTAATGGTGCATAAAGGAGAAACACCATTGTCACTACATCCAGATAGACAAAAATACGAAGATGCATTGATGTACGGATACAGTCAAGGTGTTGAGTTACGATTGGCGCAGATTAAACGATATTTGGAAGGACAGTTTGATATTGATAAGTTTATCAAACAACAAAAAATCGTAATGAAAAACGGTGGTAAAATACCACACGCCGATCATACAGACGAAACAGGACGATATTCAAAAGAGTTTAACGAACAATATGGATTTTTACCTTAATAATAGTAGAGGATAAACAAATGATTCAAGGATTACATGCTGACCATGTAGACTCATCGGGAGCTTACGCTCAAAAGTTCGAAGTAGTAAAAGAACTTTTGGAAAAGGGAATATTAAAGGAAATTCCAGAAGAATTTCGAGATACCGAATCCGTACCAGTAGTAACTACATCACAAACAATTGTTGGTGAAGAGTTTGATATGACAAACGGACATGCAGACCACGTTGATGAAACTGGTCGGTATCGTGAAGCGTATGAAGCCAAGTTTGGAGTAGTAAGTACGGATACCGACACAGCACAGGCTACTGCTGGAAATTCGTGGAAGGCATTTTTGCAACAGATTATTGCAGAAGAAAAAAGTAAGCTGAAGATTTAATTTAAACACGAAGGGGTTATGCAAAGAATTAAACACGTTTTACCAGATTGGACTCGTGTGCAGTGGACGAGTATGGAAAACAAAAATAAATACGAACCGATTATTTCGGCAATTTCCAGTGCATGGAGACATATAGAACGTATGTCTGTGGTTCATGACATTCGACCATCTGCACTAGATATCATCCGTCCATCGGAATTGATGTCGTTGCAAGAAGAGTATGGTAAGTATGGTGTAAAAATTGTTGCCTTGGCAAAGGAAGGAATTACTGGGCAATATTCCTCTACTACAATTCCATATGCTGGTGGAGATTATAATATACGAGTTGTTTTTACAAAGTCAGAACGATTGGCTGAAGAATGGTTCAGTATATGGAATTCCCCATCATCTATTCGTGACCGTGAAGCGGGAAGATTACTTGGATACCCTACATGTTGTATTGAACATTTCAACAAATATTGGGTAAACCAAGGATATGTAGATTCTACGTGGACAATGGCAGCTGATAAGCTGACGTTAACCGACAACGATCACACTATTCATATTAATGCAGACACTCCACCAGAATCCAATATTCTTTGGCGGTGGCAGGGTATTCGACTAGTCTCACATCTTCCATGTTCATTTGATTGTAAAGCAACAGAAGAACTTGGTATGAAAATGGCAGAACTTGGTCGTACACTTGGATATAATAAGGAAATTGATTGGATTTATGAAATTCTTTCGTGGCCCGTGGAATGGTCAGCGTTGCACGGCATCGCGGAAATTCGTACCCCAATCAATAAGATATCATCACGTACAGATATGACACCGTGGAAATACACGGTACAAAAGCTCAGTCATTCATATCCAGAAGATGGTATGTCGGGTATTACATATCCGTATAACCAAAAGAAAACTAAAATTAAACCTATTACTAAGACTCTATCCTTTGCTAAGTCGTTGGAAGATACTTCTGTTTGGGAAGAGAACGGATTTAGTAACAAGGGTGCAATGGATCATTTCCATCAAGTTATTCTTGATGCAGTTGGAGATATGAAGTATATTCCAAGTGGAAATGTGCTTGACCTTGGGTGTGGTAATGGTGTCTTGTTAGGTCGTGTGGTGGGAGATAGACAAGATTTAATTCCGCATGGTGTGGAAATGGATAAGCAACGTTGTATGTCGGCAGCAACAACAATCCATTGGGGAATCTTTACAATGGGTAGTATATTTGACTTACATACGTGGAATGAAAAAGCATACAGTCTGGTTCTCCTAATGCCAGGTCGATTGTTGGAAACAACAAAGATAGTAGCAGAACAAGTTCGTAAGCAACTTTATGAAAAGACAGACCTATTGTTAATTAATCTGACCTGTGATTGGACACAGCAGTATGGTTCGATTGATAATATTATGAAGGTCACTGGTCTTGACCAAGAATGGGAACCGGAAGGTAAATTAATCCATCGTCAAGACGATATGGCGCAACTCTTTAAACGTAAGGTATAATATGACGGAAGAGAAACGTGAAGTAACAGAAGTTCCTGTACCACTAGCAATCCGACAACTGGTTGAACTCCACAATAGTCGTATTCGTGAATACCAACAAACCTCATTACGAGAACTTCAAGATGCTAATGTGGAATTGATGGTAATGATGGGATTACTTCCACAAGAAGGATGGCGTTTAGATATGGAATCTATGAAGTATGTAAAGATTCCAACCCAAACAACAGATGGAACTCCACAAGTCGGTTGAACACGTAATCTTTACGTGGGGTAGATTCAAAGGACACTCCTTAGCACACGTTGCGAGGAGTGTTCCTTCGTATTTAGAATGGATGTCTGGGCAAGAGGGATTGCCAGAAGTATGGAGAATTGCCGCGGCAAAAACTCTAATGGGAGAGGATGTTAGTGAATTAGATTTACCACGAACAAACAATCCAACTATCTCATATAAAGATTTACCAAAAACATCAAGTGATAAAGTAGAGGTATTATTAGTAGATAATAAGACCGCTGCCATTGTCATGCCATATGACAAAGCGATGTTGGCAAAGTTCAAGTACGAGATAGATGGTCGAAAGTGGAACAACGATGATAAACATTGGGAGTTCCCATTAGTACATCTTCCAAAAGTATTTACTATTTTCAGTAATATCAAATGCGATAAGAAAGTATTGGATAAAGTTGAAGAACTTAAATCTCGTAGACACGACCTTGACGAAATTCGTTCTTTGGAAGATACAGAGTTTGATATCAAAGGAATGAAGCTTACTTTATATCCGTATCAAAAAGTTGGTGTGAAATTCGTAGATAGAGCTGGGGGTCGATGTCTTATCGCAGATGCGCCTGGGTTGGGTAAAACCGTACAGGCAATTGGATATGCACAACTTCACAATCTTAAAACATTAATTGTGTGTCCGTTGTCCGTAACAATTAACTGGCAACGTGAGATTAAAAAGTTTACTGGTAAGAAATCTACTATCTGGGATAGTAAACATTACGATGGGGAACTGGATAATCAGTTTCATATCGTACATTATGATGCAGTACCAAAGATTAATAAAGCACTTCGTGACCAAAAATTTGATCTCTTGGTATGTGACGAAGCAACGTTTCTTAAAAATCGTCAAACTATTCGAGCAAAATCAGTATTGGGGTCGTGGAAAGAACGAAGAAAATATCCTGGAATTAAAACAAAATATTCGATATTTTTAACGGGTACTCCTGTTATGTCTCGTCCTATTGAGGCGTTCTCACTATTAAACTTTTTGGATAAGGATAGATTTAATAACTTCTATCACTTTGTAGAACGTTATGGTGGATGGAAGGGGGACGCACCTCGTAACCTGCAAGACCTACATGACCGCACAAAAGATTTGGTCATTCGTCGTAAAAAAGATGAAGTATTGAAAGAGTTACCAAAGAAGCAACGTAATGATTTGTATGTAGAACTCACCAAAGATGAAAAGAAAGAATACCAAGCACTATTAAAAGAAGTTTTTGGGAAGTGGAAAATGGATGGAAAACCATCAGTTACCCACATGCCAAAACTCCAAGCATTTCTTATACAAAAGAAAATGCCTCGTCTTATAGAAATGATTGATGAGTTCTTGGATAATGATAGATCAATATTAATATTCAGTTGCTATATTCAACCATTAAAATTTTTGTTGGAACATTATGGTAATAAAGCAGCAATATTGACGGGAGAAATGAATCGTAATCAACGTCAAGAAACGATTGATAAATTAACCAACGGAGAAGCAAAAGTAGGATTATTTAGTATTCGTGCCGCAGGTATGGGTATTGACGGATTACAGAAAATCATAGATACAGTTGTCTTTTTGGATATGGATTGGGTACCTGCGAATCACGAACAGGCAGAGGACAGAACCCATCGTATCGGTCAAACGAACCAAGTCCAAGCATACTATATGATTTGTGAAGAAAGTATAGACGAGTACATGCGGGATATCTTGAAGGATAAACAGCAAATTGCGGACCTCATTGTAGACGGAGCATTGGTCACGCCGGATAGTAATAAATCATTTTTTAGAGAATTTGTTCGACGAATTAATACCCACTATAATACACATTTTACCGATGAAAATGTAGATTAACGATATTTATATCAAGTATTTATAACACAAGGAGTTACTTATGTCAAATGTTACATTCCCTACGGAAGTAATTGATTTACCAAGTAAGGGCAAGTTTTACCCAGTAGGACATCCATTGGCATCAGGTCAAATTGAGTTGAAGTATATGACCGCCAAGGAAGAAGATATTCTGACCTCACAGAACCTTATTCAAAAGGGTATCGTTCTTGATAAATTAATTGATAGTTTAATTGTTACAAAGGGAGTGACCCACGAAGATTTATTGTTGGGTGACTTAAACGCAGTAATGGTCGCATCACGTATTCTTGGGTATGGTAAAGATTATCCTGTGAATGTTACCTGTCCAAAGTGTGGTACTTCGACAGAACACGTTGTGGACTTGTCACAATTAGAATCCAAAGATGTTACGGAAGAAAATGTAACGGTTACACTACCAATTAGTAAGAAAACTATTAAAGTACGGGTGTTAACTCGTAAAATTGAAAAGGATATTCAAAAGGAACTAGATGCATTGAAGAAGGTGGGGATGCAGGTAGAACCAGAAGCATCTACGAGATTACGTTATCTTATCGCAGAAGTGGATGGGTCGTCTGAACCAAAACTTATCCGTGAAACAGTAGATAATATGTTGGTTGCAGACACACGAGCACTTCGTGAATTTTATAAAACAGTTACACCAGATGTGAAGTTCGAAGCACCGTATACGTGTGAAAAGTGTGATAATGCAACAACACTACCTATTTCCATAGGCTTGAACTTTTTTTGGCCTGACGCAAGAATATAGGTTACAAATGCATAAAGTCATCTTTTCTATGGTGTATCACGGAAAAGGTGGTTTTACATTTCAAGATTTATATAATATGCCCGTGTTCTTGCGCGGCTTCTATTTGAAGGAAATGAACGACACAGTAGAAAAAGCAAACGCAGAAATAGAAAAGGTTACAAAAAAACCTCGTAAATGAGATACTAGATGGCAACAGTTGACGAAGCAGAAAAAGAATATAGTTCGATATTATCACAGTTATCTGGGAAATATCAAGATATTATACAGCAACAAAATATATTACAATCATCTGCGTCTGATTTACGTTCCGCACAGGAAAACTTATTACGTGTGATGAAAGCAGAAGCTGCTGGATTAGCAAGTTATATTAACAACGAAGGTAAACGAAAAAAGATTGTTGCAGGTACGTTAAATGGGTTGCAAAGTCGTGTAGCAGACTTAGAACAACTTTATATTAATGAACTAACAGATTTAATAAAAGTTATACAAGATAGAGTAAATCTTGAAGAAGAAGCTTATCTCATGGACGCCCAATTCGAATTAGCAAAACAACAAATAAATTCGGCTATGGGATTTAATAGATTAACTTCTGTTCTAAAAACAGTAGAAGAAAAATCCAAATTATTTGCTGCAAATATTCCTGGCGTTAAAATGTTAATATTTGGTGAAATTTTAATGCGAGCTGGTGAAGCGTTGATGAAATTACGTGATACTATCTACCGTACCCAAGAAAAGCTGGGAGTAACATTTGATACGTCTATTAGTGCATTGGCAGGTGCCTATACCAACGTAATTACATCATATTTTAGTAAAGGACCACAACTTAAAGTCGAAGATACAATATCCGCCATAAATGCGTACCAAAAAGAATTTGGTACAATATTGACGCGTGGAGCAGCACAAGATATTGCACAAAGTTCAAAAAGTTTTGGTACTAGTGTAGAAATATTTGTACGCGCACAACGTGCATTTTTGGGTGCTGGTGGATTAGCTAATCAAGCAAAATTACAATCACAGTTCATCACACAATTTAGAAATGCAGGATTAACAGCAAACCAAGCTTTAACATTTGCAGCAAATAATGCAAATCTTGTTGCAATAGCCGGTGTTAAATACGCAGATTCCTTAGCAAGAGCAGCAGCCAATGCTCAACGAATTGGAGTAAGCTTAAATAAAACAGAACAGTTTGCTGACAATTTGGTTGGTAACTTTGAAGGGGCTTTGGAGAACTTTGCAGAACTTAATGCAATGGGCTTCAATATTGACTTTAATAAACTTGCACAGGTTGCTGGGACTGGTACTCCCGAAGAAGTTCAAAAAGAACTTTCGGCACAATTCGGTGGTAATCAACAATTACTAAATGAATTACAACGTAATCGTTTCCTCAAAGTCTCGTTAGAACGAGATTTAGGATTGGACATTGGGGAAATAACACGATTGGCAAAAGGTGAAGAAGCACTACCAGCAGAAAAGACCCAAGAAGAAAAAATACAAGATGGTATTAATCAAGGTATTATTAAAGGACTAGGACCACTCTTAACTGGAATTGGTGGATTGGTATCTGTTGTAAATCCACAAACTTTGGCATTAATAGCAAATACTGCTGCGTTAGTAGCAAATACTGCTATGATGGGAAGTTCTGGAATGTTTGGAAAATTATTAGGAGGCACAGCTGGTAGAGTCGGTCTTGGTGCAGCAGGTCTTACTGTTGGGGTTGGTAGTGCTATGGCTGGTAGAGAACTTGTTGAACAAGGTAATACAAAAACAGGTATTGGACTTGGTGCAATAGGTGGAGGAATAGGTACATTACTCACAGCTGCTGCTATACTAGGAGCAATACCCAGTGGTGGAGCATCCTTAGCACTATTGGGGGCAGGTGCGTTAGCGGGTGGTGGATACGCTGCGATGGGTATGAAGTCAGAAGAAGGAGATGATGTCATTTCTTCTCCTGGGTATGGTAGTCGTGTACTGGTAACACCAAATGAAACTATCTCATTAAATAACAAAGATACTGTAATGGCCGGTACAAAGTTATTATCCGCTGGTACACTTACGTCACCAATGACAGCACAACAACAAGCACCGGCAGTAACAAATACTGTCAATGTAGATATGTCTAAATTAGAAGCTAAATTAGATAGATTGGCATCGGCGTTCGCCGGGATTAAGATTGAAATGGATGGTAACACAGTAGGACGGGTTTCATTAAACGCACGGTCACCAATGGACCGTCTATCTGTGGTGGGATAATCTATGGCTAAACTTTTCCAAAATATTGCAAATAACAATAAAGGTATAGGAAACATATATGCCGATTCTACTGTAAATAATGATAACACTGCATTTGTTGCTATACGTGACCGCGTTTCGGAAACGATTGGCGTACCAGATGCACCACAAAATTTAATAGATATTCGTCGTATTAGTCCAATATATGATACGTACAATACTGTACCACCAAGACAAAGTATTACGTTTTCTGGAAATCCTTTACGTACCCCTTCCACCTATACAAGAAAACGACCAACTTTGTTGTATGATGATTTTCCGTTAAGTAATGGATTAATCACAAATAAAAATACTCCAACAAACAATACGTTAATTGAAATAAAACCATACAGTAGTGATGTTGCGGAAAGTAGTTTTATTCGCCAAAATTCACAAGCATTACCAATAGTATCAGGCCCTCGTGATATTACACGTATGAGAAAATACTTGTTGAGTGGTGAAGGAATTAGCTTTCTCGCATTACAACAACGATTACAGGCGGGTAATACGTTTGGTCAAACTCGTGCATACAATCCATTATCTGTTCCCCTTGCAGTTAGTAACTATGCAAATGCAAATTTAAATAATCCACTGGCACGTGTATCACGTATTGTACCAAATGACGCCACAATTAACTCAGATTTGTGGGGAAGAATACAAAAGGAAACGGTAATCAGTACCCAAGACAGATTACGTTTAAAGTTCGTTGGTGGTGCACAACGTACATTACAATCACGATTGATTAACGCAGCAGGTGGTGTAGTTAATAACGCGTTACGTGGTATTGCAAATAGAACAAATATTCCTGTACCTGGAATTATTCGCAGAGGAACCAGTTGGTTGAATAGTAGATTGGGAACGAATTTTTCAATCGGTAATACAGTCAACTTGGGTCAAATAGGTAGAGGTATACAAACCGTTGCTGCAACGGGTAATGCAATACTACGAGGATTGAATGCGTCAAATTCAACATTGACCAAAGACCAAACTGCATACGATTCATTATACGCAGCTGATTTGTGGCCAATAATGAAAGAAAATGATGGTGTTATACGTAGCCATCAAGGTGAGAAATCTGCCTATTTAGAACGTGCAACGTTGGCAATTGCTAAGGTAAAGGATTTAAACAATACAAATAAAGCAACAGTTGCATATGGTGTAGATCCACGAAATGATTATCGTAGTTCCGCAGATTATACCGATTCTGTTCGTAGTGCAACAACACCAAAAACATTTAATGGTATAACTACCGCAACCTATATTAAAGATAACTTTAATTTACAAAATAATAGAGCGGTAGTAGATGCAACATTTTTGGATGGACAAAACGAAAACGCAGACTATATTAAATTCAAAATAGCTGTTCCTGGCGTATTTGATAATGGTATTAATTTTCGTGCATTTATTGAAGATATCAATCACAATGCAAAGGGTCAATACGACGAAGTTCGATACGTTGGACGACCAGAACGATTCATCACATACAAAGGTATGAACAGAACCTTAACGTTCAGTATGTACCTTATTGCATTTAGTGAAGCAGAATTGGAAACTATTTGGACTCGTGCAAATATGTTAAACAAATTAGTTTACCCAATAGATAATGCGGGTGGTTTTATGGTTCCACCACTTGCAAGGATTACAATAGGAAATGTAATAGTTAATCAACCTGGGTATGTAGAAAATATTGACATGCGTTTTCAAGAAATTCCATGGGATATAGATAAAGAACTCCCACAAGCAATTAAGTTGAATATGACATACAATATTATTGAAAAGGAATACATAAAACAATTGGATACAAGTCCAATACTCACTACACAATTGTTCGGTGATGATGTAATCGCAAACACAGGAATATCAGACAGTAGAATTGCTGCACAAGAATTCTTGAACAAACAAAAAGCATACGTACAATCACAAATTCCAGGACTAAACGCATTAGCACGACAACTTGCACCACGACCATCGGGTGTAAACACCGTATCAAAGAATACTATATCACTACCTCGTTTAGAACGTGCAGACAATCCCACACCAGCATCATATGCTGATTTGATTGGTAGAACAACAGCAGTTTTAAATAATGAAGGCACTGTTCCTCTTGATGAAAGTGGAAATCCAATAATTAACCCATAATATAATATGTTATCACGATATACTACTAACTTAGAAATTGAAAAAACTGATAAGGGGGTACAGTATTATACCACTATACTACCGTCCCCAATTACTCCCGATGCGTTTCAATTTAAAGTTGTAACGCAAGATGGTGATCGTTTTGATTCGTTGGCAACACGATATTATAAAGACGCATCTAAGTGGTGGATTATTGCCAAAGCCAACGGATATGTCAATGGAACTGTTTTCATTCCTGGCGGTATTGAACTTATTATTCCATCAGCAGGGTTACTATAATTTATGTCAATAAACCCAGTAGAAACACTAAATGTTTTTCGAGAAGATTTACAAACGGAATTAAATAAACGTTCTCGTTCAAAAGAACTAGTACGTACACGTGCTCCGTTTTTACGATTTACTACTGGTGCCGATATGTCTGATCTGGAAGCTAGATTGGGCACAAGATACTCAATTTACAAAGGATATCGTTTATTTACGTTGGGATTGCATGGGTGGGATAATTTAAATTATTCTACGTCCGACCTGTACGGTACAGCTGCAAATAATGGATTGGTTATCGGAACAACATATAATACCGGTGAACAGAAATTAGTGTACACACATGTACAACAAGATAGCTCGTATACGTTAGCAAACACAGGGGGTAGAGGAACCTTACCTACATTAGTAACAGAGGGGGGAAGAGAATCCAATAAGAATTTTCCACCACCTGGTATTACAAGTGCAAGAATAGAACGTACACGAAATGGTAATGTATTAAAATTTACACTTGAAGTAAGTTGTTATACCCAACAACAATTGGAATTGTTGGAGATATTATCATTTGTACCTGGAATGACAGCTATACTTGAATGGGGATCAGTATCTACAACACCAACTGGTACAAAATCACTAACGAAGATTTTAGATTTTAAGAACAATAGAGATTTACAAGTCATTCGTGATTTTAATAAAACATCAAGAACAAAGATAATAGAAGAATGGTGTAAGCCAAATAATTTCAACTATGATTTTTCCGTAGCACGAATCGCCAATGTAAAAACAACATTAGAAAATAATGTATACAAAGTAACAATTACTGCGTACGGTCAAGCGGATAATATTATGTATGTCTCGGCATACGCAACAAATAATCCACTAACTTCTGGACAAACAGGTAATCAAGATAATACTTCCATAAATCAATATTTTAAATTGAATGGAAAGTTTTCTAAATTACTACACGAAATCGCAGCATTACCTCCAAGTGATGTAAAGGCATTGGCGGTGTTACAATTTAACGATCCAGATGATGTCAAAGCTATCAAGGATGCATTGCCTACATCACAGACACTCAACGTAACTAATGACCTTGGATTCGAAGATACATTTTTCATTCGATTTGATTTTTTCATTGATTATTTCATAAACGATGTAAATGACGGTTTACTCAAAATTGTAAATAGCGGAATTAAACCAACAGATAAACTACCGTTTTTAATCAATAAAGCGGCAGATACATATATTGGATTCCATAAAGATTTACGATCTACACAACCGGCTACAATGATTATCTATAATCTAGACAAGATTAATAAAAGTAATTCCAATAGTCGTGATTATACACTTAAAACCTCTGTATTGGGTAAGATTGAATCTGGATCAGCATCCAATAGATTTAATGATGTTAATGCTGCCGCAGGTACCCAAGTGGGTGGGGTAAATCAAGTATTTAGTAAATTAAATGTTTCGCAATTTCAATCAGTTGGAAGAGTTAGTGATGCTATCCCATTATCCAGTGGTGTATTCGTAAACAGTAAAGCAGTACAGAATGCGTTTTTAAATGCAAGAACGTGGATGGATGGATTCGAAACACTATTACGAAATATGAATTCCGCAACTGAAAACTACTGGGATTTAAAACTTTTCTTTGACGACGATGTTGCAGGGTTCCGTATATTGGATGATAATGTACGTAGACCACAAGCTGGAAATAGAACGCAACCAATATATACATTCAATAAAAAATTAAGTAGTTTGGATGAGGATACAATCGGACCAGATGTTCTTAATGTTGAAGTTAAAACCGATTATCCGAAAGCGGTGTTTTCACAATTAGCTATATCGGCATTAAATAATAACGTAAGTTCACCAGAACGACGAGAAACAGACTTTGTTCGGGCACGAGTAGTTGATGACATATTTTCACCAACAGTGGATGTACAACAAACCAGACAGACACAACCACAGGCACAGGCATCAGCCGCAGCAACGGGAGCCACGGTCAGTGCATTTATTGACGCAAATTTAAAACAAACACAATTTTCTGGATTAAGTAGTGTTGTACAAAATAGTTTGAACGAAGCTGGATTTGGAGCAACTAACATACCAGCACCAATTGAAAGTATTTTAAAACGATTGTTTGCAAACAAAAATTTGTTAACTACCGCCGAAGCTGCTGCAATTAATCAAGAATTAAATACTCTCAATCCAAAACTAACACCGCAGCAATTAACCGCATTGAAAAAAATATTTGCTGCACGCACGGTATCATTGATTAATAACTTCAAGAAAGATGAACTTGATAAATTCGTATCCGCGTATGATACACAAGCATCGGGAGGAAGTACGCAAAGTAGAGCAAGACCTGGATTTGCTGCAGATGCCACCAGTACGACGGGAATTAACAAGGCATTATTTACCGATGAGAGAAAGAAAAAAGTGGTAGACAAAATAACGCAGTCGCAAGCTAATTTAGTAAACATTGTAAATAGTAAGATACGATAATGCCAACAACATCACAACAAACATTTATCAATAATACAGCGTGGAGTGC